ATAAATGACTACAATATTGACTGGCGACAGCAGAGAAAGACTTAAAGAATTAGAGGACAACAGCATAGATGCTCTTGTTACTGATCCTCCTTACCTAATAAATTTTATGGGAAAGGACTGGGACAAAGAGAATTCACCAGCAGGAGATAGTTCCTTCTGGGAAGAAGTTCTTCGTGTTATGAAGCCGGGAGCACACGGATTAGTGTTTGGACATTCCCGTCAGCACCATCGTGTTATGACTGCGTTAGAAGACGCAGGCTTTGAGATCCGTGATTGCCTTATGTGGTTTTATGGTTCAGGCTTTCCTAAGTCTCATAACATCGGTAAGTCAGTTACTAAACTACAGGGCGATAATGACTGGGAGGGATGGGGAACAGCCCTTAAGCCTGCCTACGAGCCTATTATTCTTGTTAGAAAACCATTAGAGAAGAAACTTACTATTGCTAAAAATGTTCTCAAGCACGGCGTTGGAGGCATCAACATCGATGCTTCGAGAATAGGAACACAAGAAGATTTCAGTAATGTTAAGCCAAGAAAGATGATGTCCAATCAAGGTTCAGTTAAGACTGATGACCACGATCACACAGCATCAGACACTTGGCAGGCAGCAAAAGATAAACTACAGAACCTCGGTAGGTTCCCTGCTAATGTTCTACTATCCCATCATCCAGATTGTAAGAAGGTTGGTGAGATAGAAGAGATCACAAAGAATCATAATGCTCCAAAGGGAACATTTGCTGGTGGAGAGCCAAACAGAGGAAGCGAAACCATTTACAGAGAACAAAAAAACATTATCCCTGTTTATGAATGCGCTGATGACTGCGCCGTAAAGATCCTTGACGAACAGAGCGGAACAACCAAGAAGACCAAGAGAAAAGAAGGTAAAGCAAGGTTGCGAAAGGCACACGCTCTTGTTCCAAGCACAGGCAAAGCAAATGCCCCAGACAACTACGGCGATGGTGGCGGTGCCTCACGCTTCTTCTACTGCTCCAAGGTTGGTAAGAAGGAAAGAAATGCTGGTGATGTTCGCAACACACATCCAACCGTCAAACCAATCAAACTAATGACTTATCTAACAAAACTTATTACACCTCCCAATGGTAAAGTCCTTGATCCTTTTATGGGATCTGGTTCTACTGGGATGGCTTGCGCCTTGGAGGGCTTTGACTTTGTTGGAATTGACATGGACGAGGAATATGTAGAGGTTAGTAAGGCACGCATTGAATGGGCGAGAGCACAAAAAGAAAATGATTGATGAAGAGGTAGGCTCCTTATGGAGAGCAAAGGGAACAAAGAAGCTATACTTATTCCTAGGTGAAGCAAGACCATCCGACTATGCTGCCTATGGAATGGATAGATTACCTCCTACTTGGAAACTAGATTTCCCACCAGACTATCTTATGGTAGACTTAACTGGTGGGGGATTCTTTCTAAAAACAGAAGCAGAGATTAAACTTTATTTTGATCCCCTTACTTGACTTATCCTTATTTATTAGAACACAAAGGAGAACATTATGGCTCGTAGGATGAAAGCCGAAACAAGAATGAAGAGAGCAGTTGATGCGAAAGATCCCTATCAGTTTGCTTGGGCTTTGCTAGACATTGCTCGGCTAGAATGGCAGCAGGGAAAGGCTTTTGAGACTTTATCTGTTACGGACATAAAGAACTTGCTACAAGCGATTATGACTGCCGCTCCAACATCAAAAGAAGACAAGGAGCAGCACACCGCCACAATCCACGACATTAAACAATACCTCAAATGAATAAACAACAGCGCAAATTGCTTGCTGTTATTGCCGATCCTATCGAATTCATCAGCAGGTTAAAGATTATTGGTAAGGATGGTAAGTTGATTAAACTTATCCCAAACCAAGAACAAATTAAAATCATTAATGAGATGGAGAATGGAAAGGACACACTGGTCCTTAAAGGCAGACAAATTGGTTCATCGACCATAGTGTCGGCTTATCTTTTTTGGAAGGCTTACACGAGCACTGAGCCCCTTACAATAGCCATCTTATCCCATAAGCTACAATCCTCTAAACACTTGCTGAAGATTCACAAGACATTCTATGACCATCTGCCTACATTTTTAAAAAGGAAACTATCAGTTGAGAATACTACAGAGATTACATTTAGCGACAGCGGTGCTTCGATTATTGCTGTTAGTGCTGAAGCGAAAGGGGGGCTCCGGTCCTTTACCTGTTCCTACCTACACATCAGCGAATATGCGTTTGCTCCCAATCCAGAAGAACTTAAGGCTACTGCCCTATCGGCACTAAACAACGGGCAGCTTATTATTGAGACTACTGCGAATTACTTTAATGACGCAATGCACCAAGAGATTATGCGTTATGAACGGGGAGAAGCAGATTGGAATTATCTATTTTTCAGATGGTTTGACCACTACAACTATCAACAGGAATTACCAGAAGAAGGCGTAGAATGGACTGATGTTGAAGAAGATTTAAAAGAAACTTATGATCTTACTGATGAACAACTTTATTGGAGAAGATTAAAATTAAGTAAATTGGGAGATAAGTCTAAGTTCATTAGAGAATTCCCAGCATCTATTGAGGATGCTTATTCAATTGCGGGCAACACTTATCTGTCCCGTGAAGACTTTGAGGAGATAGAAATTGTTCAAGTCGAACCTAGAGAAACTACTATTCTGGATGATGTTAATCCTGATGATAACTACGCTATCGGTGTCGATGTCGCTGCTGGTGTTGGGAGAGACTATTCGGTCATCTATGTTATCAGCAAGCGAACACACCAACCAGTGCTCATCTACAGAAGTAATGAGGTCTCACCAGTTTATCTTGCCGAAAGAATCGTTGATTTTGCGACAACCTACAACAATGCGTTGGTTCTTGTTGAATCAAATAACTTCGGCAATGTAGTGCTGAATGAGATGAGCCACATGGGCTACAGAAAGATCTGGAAAAAAGATGGTAAAGATTGGATCACTACACTTAAATCCAAGACTGCTATGTTTGAGAACCTAAAAGATGAAATTGTTACTGGCTACATTCATCTACTAGACAACATAGTTTATTCAGAACTTCGTGCTATTACCGTAAATGATAGAGGCAACATAGAACTTGCTAATCAAGATGGAGCACATTCTGATAACGCAGTCGCCCTCGCATTGGGCTACATGTGCTTACAATCCATCAGGATAAAAGATGTCCCCTATCTTCCCCATTGGATCAAGACAAAGAACGCACATAAGACTAGACAGACTGGCGGCATAGCCATCGCCAGCAAAAGAAGATACAACTAACACTTGACTTTTACTTTATTCATAGAGAGGAACTAACAACTATGGCTCGAACTTTACAAGACATTAACAACTTTATCCAAATCTGTTATGGAGAACATAAAGAATTTTGGAGAGAAAAGGCAGGAGAACTTAAGCGCTACAAAGATGCTTATGAAACAAAGTTCTGGGAATCAGAAGCCTACGACACTACGATGATTAGGATTGAAACTTCTGATGCCTTCGGCTACATTGAAGGATTTATTGCTTCTTTATTTACAAAGACACCATCTGTTATTGTTGGCGACGACATCGCTGCTACTGGTGGAGATGCTAAACTAGCACAGGCAGCATCAAATAGATTCCTTTACACACAGAGAGAGCAGTTAGAGATTGCGAGCAGACTAGCACTTATCTATGAATACAGCGCATTAAAGTTATGCCCACAAGATTCTAACGAGATGCTTGATAAAGTAAGCATAGAAGCCATCCCTTGCTGGGAGGTTATGGTTGATAGAGATGCGTCTGACGAAAAGACATCTAGATTTATTGGACATAATTATTTTATTACATTACCAGAAGCAAAGAAGAAGTTTGGTAATAAACAATTCACACCAGTTCCCAAGCAGGATTACTTTGATAATTATGAGCCCCGCACCAACCTTTATGACGATTCACTAGCAAACCTACCAGATGACTATCTTTATGTTGAGATAGTAGAACTTTACGATCTCCTTTATGATGAGGTCTATTACTGGTCTCCTAACTATTCTGGTGGAGATAAGGTTCTTGATCGTGCTTCTATCCCTATTAGAACTTATAACGATAATCCTCTTCCCAACATTACTACACTTTATTACAGCCGTTGTCCATCCAAACCAATGGATGGTCTATCAGCACTTGCGAGAATCTATGACCAAATTTATGAGAAAAACATTCTTCGCACTTATTGGGCTAATGCTGTTCGTAGGGATAGTCGTCAGTATCTTTACAAAGAAGGTTCGTTTGATGAAGAACAACTTGCGAAGATTACTGCGGGAATTGATGGAGCGATGATTGGTGTTGATGAAGATAGTCTTGCTGGACTTATTCAGCAGGTTGGTGTTGAGCCTATTAGTTCTAACTTTGACCGCTACTTGGCTTACATCGAACAAGACATTAACAGAGGATCTATCCTTGCTCCTTTCAGTCGTGGTGAAGCAACCAAAGCAACAGCCACAGAGATTACTGCCCTAGCCCAGTATTCAGCAAGTGAAATCGGTAAGATGGCGAGAGAAAAAGATCAGGCACTAGAACGCATTACTGAAATTTACATAAGGCTCCTAGACCTATTAGCGGACGAAGGAGAGACTGCTGTGCTTGATGTTGAGGGCGAGGCTCGTGTTATTACACCTACTGACCTAGACGGCAAGTTCCGCATTAATGCTCTTGACCAAGGTTCCACACCACTATCAGATGCTATGCGTAAGCAGAACTTCTTGGCTCTGCTCCCTACACTACAGGGACTTGGTGTTCCCCCCGAGAAGATTAAAGAAGAATTAATTAGAATGTATGAACTGCCGAAAGACTTTTTAGAAGTCATTGAGCAGCCTCCTGCCCCTGTTGCTAGTCCCTCTGCTGCCGATCAAACGATGGTTG